TCAACAGTCTCGACTAAAAGTCGAAGCTGTCCAGCCCCTGATCAAGATAATACGTGCGGCAGCTGTAGAGCTTGCTGGGACCCTGAAGTCAAAAATATAGAATATGGAAAACATTAAAAAATTTACAGAATCCCTAGGGATAAATCGGATCAGGTCATTAGCAACCCGGAAGCGCGTACGGCGGCCGGCGCGTGCACCTGGTCCGGGCCACAAGCTTCAAGTAAGCTGGTCAATGCATGCATTGACCAAGGGGAGCCTCAGGCTCCAAGCACCAAGCCTCAAGCTTGACATGAAGGATATTATAGGATATAGTCTTATTAAGAAAAAAGAAAAACGCACTTATGCGAAGCTCAATGCGAGCCGCCCAAGGACCGTGGTTACGAGACGAAAATATTGCTCCAGGAATTGCTCGGCACTGGAGGCCACGGCCCCGGGTCACAAATCCCTCAAGCAAGCTTCAAGCGCCAAGCTTCTCGAGCATCAAGCTGCAAGCATCAAGCCCCAAGCATAAAGGTTCAAGCTTCAAGCCGCAAGCATCAAGCTCCAAGATCCTAGCTCCACTGTACATGTGAATAAGTTTAGCGGACCTCGGACCAAGGGCCTCTGCTATGATAAAAGTATTGTGTGGATGCTTCACATGGAAGGCTATTTGGTGTGGTGAAAACCTTATTTTATTCCCCTTACAGACCTTTAATTCTACAGTGAAAAAGTGGCCAGAATTATTATAACCCAATAGATCGGGAGTACCGAGTAAGCTATTATTTTCCAGTCTATTCCACGATATTTGAGGTATAAATTTTTTAACTTTTGCATATAATTTTTGTTCTGGTTTCAAGGGAAGTTTAGTAGTCCCGTTGAAGCTTTTCAGGTAAGATAAGACTCGATGGTTTTTCTGTTTTCATAACCAATCTGTGTGCACTATGACCTGGTTGACCGATGATTGGAGTAGCATTTTCATGTACTTCCATTCGTCTAATCTCATGTAGTTTCCCTTTTATCTCTACATAGATGACAGCATTTTTTACTGCATCAGATCCTTTTGTAAAGTTGCTAAGAAATAACTGGAGGTCTTGTACTCTCATGAATCTTTTTGACTTAACTTGATAGATAGATCCTCTATCACTTTTTTATAACCTTGCAAGAGATTTATATTTTTTTCATTATCTTGTGATATCTTTTTTAATTCCCAAATTTCTTTTTTTTGTTCTTCTATTAAATTAATATATCCTGAAATAGTATCTCCTGCTTTTCTACATTGAAGCTGTAAAAGTTCTTTTTGTTTAGTAAGTCTATCAATTATAACTTCTAAATCGTTATATCCTCTGTCATCTTTCATATTGACTTTATAGGATAGTTCCCTTAAATTGTCAACATGGGAGTTCCAAAAAGATTAACAGAAATGCAACAACGCTTTGCTGAGTTTTTAGTATTCGGTGGACCAGATGGACCAATGACTAAACGTGAAGCTGCTATCGCTGCTGGGTATAGTAAAGATAGAGCAATGAGAGAGGGATCTGAATTAACTAATCCAAAATATTCTCCACTTGTTGTTAAACATATTGGTGAACTAAAAGAAGAAAGACTTAGAAAACATGAAGTAACTTACGAGGGTCATGTTGCAGAACTAGCAAGACTTAGAGAAGCCGCTTTGAAAAAAGGATCATTCTCTTCAGCTGTGAACGCGGAAGCAAACAGAGGAAAAGCAGCAGGATTATACATAGATAGAAAGATAATAAAAACAGGAAAACTAGAGGACCTATCAGAACAAGAGTTAGAAGCAAAAATGAAACAGATAATAGACGATTACGGGCAGTTAATAAATGTAACTCCAACTAATGAACCTTCGTTATCTTCTTCACACAAGAAGTTGGAAACACCGATCTTTCCGAAAAAGTAATAGACCCATCATCATCAACATCATAACCTGCAAATATTCTTACAGTCTCATCATCTTTACTGAATAACCAACCTTCACTTACAGGTGTTGCTAGTTTCATATTTTTAAACTCACGCTCGCTGCCCCAGCCGCCTTCAGTAATAATATCAATCCAATCGATACGCACACGCTTATAAGGAAACTTAACTTGTTGTTTTACAGTTTTAGGTTTTTCGTAACTGTCAATTATTCTAGATTTTTTTCTGGATTTCATATCATCCTTTTATAACTGCGAACCCTATAACACAATTTAAAAATAAAAAGGCGCTGGGTAAAATAATTATTAGAAAGTTCGCAAAAGTTGAAAAATGACCTATTAGTGTTGACATACTTGACTAATACGCCCCGAAGGGGGGCTTCGGGAGCCTTCGCATTGGCGTAAAATGGGTTCGCAAAACAGGGGGTAGGGTTCGCACTTTTGTGGCAAAAATGTGGCAAAGGTCATATTTGGACACAATTTGAACACAATTGACCCTTTTTTACTAAAAATGCCGAACGCTGCCGAACCCTAAGTTCGCACTTTTGACCCTTTTCCGAAGGGCTAGAGTTCGCATAATTGTTTAGAATGATTCTAAAGAATAACATTATCTTTCTTAATCTTGCCATACTTCCGTTCGTATTCTGCCTCAATCTCTATCATAAGGTCCGTGATCCCTGATTCGTCCATCTTGACCACTTGATCCATGGCCCGTGATACAAGGTCCTTTTGATATTTTACAGCCTTATTTTTTTGTTGTACTTCGGGTATTCCCCATCTCGTCTGATCTGTCATTAAAGTCCTCCGCTTTCATTGGTGTTGTTTTCTCTTTCTCGTCATGCATTAGGTCATAATACATGTCTATTCTCTTCAAAGCCTTATGTTTAAAGCGCCTTAATTCAGGTCCTTCAACTTTGAATTCTTGATAATATAGGTCAGGCGTGCATACCATGATAACTCCTTGTTGTATCTTAGAGCCGTAGACATAGTCATGGGCCATTGCGTACATTGCAATTTGTAAATAATAATCTTCGATCCATTCTTCCCGTTTCGGACGGTTAGCTTGTTTGAAGTCAACAACAGTCTCAATACCATTATGCGAGCACACAAGGTCTGTTTGGCCAGCGTATAGGCCAGGATAGTGTAACGTAACTTCGGAACCATAATACTCTTCAACCGGTGCAAGACCCATCTCCATAATTTTATTGGCCATGGGACGCGCCTGGCATCCGAGTTCTGTAAGATCATCGTAACCAACGCCCGTGACGTAAGATTCCAGGAATTTGTGCATACTGGTACCCCGTGCACTAGATACATTCTTGATTCGTTCTGCGTTTTCTTCACCGACTTTAGCCTTCCATTTTTTTAAAAATTCTGTATTTTTGGTAGCGCCTAATATCGTAGTTACACTTGGAAGTCTATAAGTACTTATCTCATAAACACGTTTTCCAGTAGAAGGGTCCGTGATCTGTTTTCCTTCCATGTAGTTGTATTTATTACTTTTCTTCATTCCAGTTTTCTTTCCTATATTATGGTATTCCTTTATATCTTCATCGCTCATCATTTTTTTCTGTAACCATAACCTTTTTTTCTATCACTATATAATTTACACCAAGACCAACTTGTTAGTTTAGTTGACCAGTGATTTACAAAATATAAAAAATTATAAATATATTTATCGAACATCTTTTTGTACCTCTCTGTATTCATCCAAAGATATTACATTACTTTTTAATGCTTGTTGAGTGTAATGTTCTATAACTCTTTGAATTTTTGGTAATTTAGTATGAGCCCAAGGCCATATCAAACAACACACATAGTATGCATCACGAAATGTGCATCTCCATCTATATTGTTTTAAGTATGGTGTACCATTTACTCTTAAACCTTTTACTTTCTTAGGTGTCAGTGTACCAACACCTAATACTTCATGCACCCACATGAGAACACTACGATCGGTCATAGTGATCTCCATGCTAAGTCTTAAACTATTAGAGTATCTGTAACCAGGTTTACCTTTGTGTTTCTTTTTCTTTTCTAACCCACGTCTTATATGTATGGACCCTTCACCATCAAATAACCCTGCAATATAAGCTTTGTCTGTATCTTCAATCATACCTTAAACGCTTGTAAAGCTTCTAATTTTTCTTCAGCAGTTGCAATCTTTTCAATTAATTTATCTACTTCTTCTAGGTGTTGAGGATGTTCTCCTATACCTACAGAATTTTCAAAGTATATTTTAAGTGTTGCTTCAGCTTCTGATATTTGTGCATTGTATCTATCTTCTAACGCTCTTAATATTACAGTTTTCATTAGTGTATTGACATTCCTTCCCCCTCAAGATCAGAGAAATCTTCTTCACCATAGTCATAAAGTTCTCCTTGAGAATCACAGTCCCAACATTGATGAATCATATTTTCTGTATCAACAATGCATGCGACTTTTACGTAGCCATTACCTCTACAGGTAGGACACACGTAAACTTTCTTAACTTTTTTTGAGTTTGCCATTTAATTTCTTCACTTTCTCATTTGCGATGTATTGAATAGTTTTAGCAATTGATAGTTTTCCACCTGGAAAATCAGGTACTAAAACTTTGGACAATTTATCTAAAGTAGCGTATGTTTCTTTTGATAGTGAAACATTTTTGTATTTAGTCATATCTGTCATGTTGTTTCCTTTCATTGTTAAGTACCTAATATAGGTTAAAATATAGGATTGTCAATGACAAAAGTTTTTTTATTTATGTGGATGTGTAGTTCTTTACCTGGAAATGAGTGTATAAAAATACCTACTCCTGAGTTCGAATTTAATGATTTATACGATTGCACTGTTTATGGATACGCTCACAGTGAAGAAATTATTATTTCTTTAACTAGAGAATTTGTTAATGAAAAACAAGTATTTACTAAGTTTGCGTGTCAATCTCAGCAGATTGTTTGACATCATCTTTAATTTATGTTATCGGATTAGCTCTTCTCACCAAGAACCTATCCCACAATATTTCCCCTCTCAGGGATAGGTCTATTTTATTCACAAATACAACCATAAAAGAGACCACTGCCATCTTTCATGACGTATTTATTTATGTCCGGAAAGTAAATTGTTAAACTTTCTCTCAAAATATTACACAAATTATAACAATCTATACCTTCAGGTATCATTGCTCCTGCGAACAATGTTTCTGTTACCGGAATTAGATGATATATTGCTTCGTTCAACACTATAAGATTCATAAGCCCACTCCTTTACTTTTTCAAACCAAAGATCATAAACATATTTATCTTTGTTTTTGTTGTATTCGACTGCTATCTTGTCTAAGTTTTCTATTTGCTTCACCATAAGTTGTACCTAAGTTTATTATTTTATTTATACTATGTGCTTTTAGTTCTGCAGTTACACCATATCTTTTCCAGGCTTTTTTCATTAGATTAAGTTCTAATAAAAAAGTAGACCATTGACTTTGTGATGCTCCCTCTACATTTATTGTTACTGTTTTCATTTTACAAACACCTCCTTATCTTTTCTACCAGGTATCGATGCACGTACCATTGGTGCATCATCCAATCCATCCATAGAGTCTATATAAATTTCTAGTGGACCTGCATGAGTTTGCATAGTTACATAACAACATCCTTTAGTTCTTATGTCAAAATGTATGCCTTTAGCATAACGATCTTCAGCTCCGTTTTCTTTACG